CCATCTATAGCTAAACCAGCCAGTATGCTTCTACCTCCAGTTAAAGGATTAACACCATCAAATGAAATACCAAATACCAAATCATTTTGTACGCCCTTTAAATCTACACCTTCTCCTTGACCCTTAAATCCTAGCCTTCCACCACCCGGACCAAACATTTCTTCTTCTCTTTTACGGCGGCGTTCATCACCAGAAGTGTCTTCAGTTTCTGTAGCTGCTGTTTCTACCCTAGTTGTTTCTGTTTCAGGAACAATATCTTTAGGCACATAGTCTTCCTCACGCACAAATCCTTCTTTTATTTTTGTAACGCCGGGAATAAAAGTAATTAATTCTTTTTCGCCTGTTTCTTTATTGACAATAGTAATTGTTCGTGGACCTCCCTGTGGAGGTGTTAAAAAATCACCAAAAGTTGTTTGTGGTTGTTCATACCTAACAGTAGGTGTAGCTGCTTGCTGGGGTTGCTGCACAAACTGACGGGATGCTGCATCTGGTGCTGCCGTTGCTACACCCGGTCTGTTACCTTGTCCTGCAAATTGAGGTTGTTGATAAAATATACCAGCATCTTGTGGAGTAACAACTCCTCCCTCTTGCATTTCTTTTTTATCATTATACTCTTCTTCATCTTCATTGTCAACAATAATTAAATCCATCATGCCAAAAGGTAGATCATCAGGAATAGTAGCTTCTTCGCTATTACCCATCTGACCCATCTCTTCCATCATCTTAAGGCCCATCTTAGCTTGCTGACGCAACATCATAAGTTTTTCAAGGCCAATGTAACGCACAACATCAGCAGGAAATACAAACTCTCCCTCACTCAACTGTGCAGGAATGTCATCTCGCACTTCTGCTTTAGACGAACCCGATGGTACATCATTACCAGATACAGGGTCTATAGTGCCGCCATCGTCTTCAAGACCGCCTTCTTGAAACATGCTCATTTGTCTATCCATTGGTATTGCTCCACCTTCTGCCATTGTAATGTCTGGATTTTTAGGATCAAAGTCTTTAGCCGTAAAAGACTTAACTTGTTTTGGATCAAGCAGCATATAGCTGTCATCACCTTTTCCTTCTTTCATATTCTTATATACGAAAGAGTCATAACCATTGTCTGTTGCTATTTTCTTTACAGCCTCAAACCACTCTTTACGATCTTCAATACTTTTTGTTGTGTCAAAATTTTTAGTGTTAAATTTTTCTGCAGTCAAAACAGCAGACCGCCATACATTTTCGTTTACACCCTCTTTAAATGCCACAGGAGACATGTAAACAGTTTTTGGGTTTTTACTTTTTGGATATAATGTAACACTAGGTAATTGTGTGTTTGCAGGTATACCTACCAACCCTAATTCTGTATTGCTAATATATGGTCTAGTTAGTGTGTCTAACCAAGTTTGTGGTTCTTTAAAAGAGTCAACATCAATTAGTCTTGCTGGTTTTAGATCATCCGACAAGCGCAATGGCATAATAGACTTACCAGCAAATGCTTTATCTAATTCTGCTTGACTAGCCTGACGTGCCATAGACTGTAGCATAATGCGGTCATTAGCTGCGCCTGTTGTGCCTACGTGAAAGCCAATGTCTGCGCTGGGTGATTCTGGAACCATCTTTGGCACACGTAAATTAGGAGAATCTGTAGAATGAAATATTGCACGAGAAAAGCCAGTTTCATTAGAACCGTCTACAATAGATTCCATTTCTTTTGCTACTGGTTGATTGTCAGGATCAAGTGCCTTAAAAACATTACGGAGTTCATCCCTTTCATCAAAGGTATCTTGTGTTGCTATCGGTTCTCCTTTAAACATTTGTGTTTCTTCAGGAGGAACTGTACGCATTATTTTTTGTATTTGCTCATCAGACATACCCTGACGTTGTAGCTTTATACGCATGTTTTTTCTAAGTTGTACATTACGTGACTCAATTTCGCCATACTTCTTCATGTAGTTTGTGTTGGCTTCTTTTACTTGAGTTTTCATTCTTGTCATACGCCTTTGTGCAGTACCAAGAGCGTTTTTTAATGTTGTATTATTGGGTTGTTTTTTTGCTTTTCTTTGTAATACACCTACAGCTTTTTTTACTTCTGCATATTTTTCGTCAAAATCTGGAGCTAAAAATCTAGAAGAATCTGATCCAGTTATAAAACCCTCTCTTCTTTGTATAGCATGTTGAACTTCATGTAAAATAGCTGAAAGAAGTTGTTGATAATCTGCTGTGTCACCAATATAAATTGTATCATCTGCAGCGGAATAAGCAGCTTGAGTTGTTTCCTTTGTAGGAAAGGGAGCATCTTCTAAACGAACTATTTTTATGTTTTGTATAGGTTTAAATACTTTAAATTCTTTATCTCTACCCTTAACTGGAATTGATAAATCTTTTGAGTATTCTTTATACAAAGTGTCAAAATTTAAAATATCTCCTAATGTAGCATTTTTATTGTCCAATCTAATATAAGAGCCACCTACAGAATCCCATGATCCTGAAGAGTCGTCAACTCTTTTAAAATTTCTACCTATTAATTTAGCATTAGTTGTGTCTAGTTCATAACGAAACTTTCCATCTCTACCTTTATATACACCAGTTAGTTGAAATAGTTCTTCATTAGAAATATTTGGAAATTTAGATTGTGCTACAGTATACTCTTTTACTGCAGCCCTACCTTGGGGCGTATTAAGCCCAATCATATTTGGAGATATGGAAGTATCCGGTAAGTCTGGTTTTGCTATTAGTTGATTTGTTTGTGCTTTTACATCACCAGCAACAGCAGGAGCCATACCGTCAAAGTCATCTCCACCTGATGCAGTACGAAATATATTTTTTGCTTCTGCTACAACGTCATCTAATTTATCGCCGTGTTTAGCAACGGCAGATACAATAGATGTTCCAGCTTTTGACAATGCTGCAATTGGAAGACCTACGCCCTCTCCAATTAATTCGCCAAGGTTCCCCTTTAACTCAATACCTGTTACTTCTTTTATTAATTTTTCTGCATTTTCTCTGTTTATTCCTGCACTAGAAAGTTGATCAAAAGTTTCTTCTAGCGCAGAATATATAGGAGACATAAACTCTGTGTCAGCTTTAGGATCAGGCATAGAAGCACCTACGTCTACTACATCAGCAGCAGCAGTTATAGGAGAAGTTAATGCACCAACTCCAACATCTTTAGGGAGTTCATCAATTGCTTGTTTACTTAAATCTTGAAGTTCTTTATCAATTGGCGGTACAGACAAATCCGGTACTTCAATTGGATCAAACATCTCCATCTGATTAGATAAACTACGTTCCATTAGCCTCTTCTCTTAACTGCTTTAACTTACGCAGTGCTAATACTGCGCCTTGACATCTATATAATATTGTAGGGTGTTCTGATTGTTCCATTGACTTATGTTGATCTTCAATAATAATGTCAATAAGATTATTGAATGCCTCCCATTGGGGCTTGCTGTTGACCATCGGCTTGAGGCGGCTGACCACCTGCTTGCGGTACTTGTCCCTGTCCATTTGCACTAAATCCTTGTTCTCCCGGCACAGGAGCCTGTCCAGTGCCTATTGTGCCGCCACCTGCACCTGTAGGGTCTAACGGGTTAGCTGCCGCCTGTGGCCCTTGTGGACCCGGTTGTGGCTGTTCCTGCTGGAACCCTTTCATAATTTCTGCCTGTAGTGCGGCTTCATCCATATTGTTGGTTACTTTGTCGGGGTCTAGGTCCATAGACTTTGCAATCTCGCGGATTACATATTGGAACTTAGCAAAAGGTGCAAGGGCTGGGCTGCTTGCAATCTGCAAGAACTGCATTAAACGCTGACTACGTACTTCATTAGCCATCAGGCTTTCAGTGCCACGTGCTTTAACTTCTAGATCACCTTTAATT